GACAGCCGTGACAGCCGTAGCGCCTGTACCAGACTGGACAGCATTCAAGGTAACCCCAGGGGCACCCGCAGTTGCGCCGTTGATCGTATGGGTGTGTGACCCTGCCATCCCGGTACTTGCGGATCCACCTATGGTTCCCACAGGGTTATCCGTGGAGTTGGCACCGTAGACAAACTTCTTACGGAGGTCCGGGGTCCCATTGGTACCATCACAGAGCGCATAGCCTGCAGGGATAGCCACGATGGCTCCCGACCACATCAAGATCACTCCCACGGGTACCGGGGAATTCAATTGGGCAGGCGTGGAGAGTACGGGACCATCCAGGTTAGGGAAGGTGTTCTTGAGAGCCAGCTTGATGGTTCTGAGGTGATCATCCGACTGGGAGACACTATCGGTACTCAGGGGGTTCGCAGGGTTAAGCTGGTTGATGTAATTGGCTGTTTCGAGAGGCATCTGTATTTACACCTTCATGATGTAGTAGAGGGCGTAGTACGGATTCCGGATATCGATAGCCGCCCCGCCGCCTGCGTTGTCAATAGCGAGGACGTGACTGTGTGCCCCGTTGACCGAGGAGTTGACCGAGAAGAAGTGACTGTGGGCACCTGCGGGATTCGTGGGGTTCTGGAAGCGTCCCGACGAATATCCAGTGGATACGGCTACGTTGGCGCCGCCATTGTCCGAACCTGCCTGTACCGAGCCGTTATTGGGGAGACTGTGCTGGTGGTCGCCCACGTCTGACGTATTCCCCTGCACTAGGTGATTATGGTCACCCAAAGTATCCGAGTGTCCCGAGTGGTTATGCACGGGCATCTGGGACTGGGACAAGGTGATGAAGGGGGCACCACCTGAAGCAGTAAGGCCGTAGGAATTCCCTGCGCCGACGATAAACCTATCGACCAGATTGGGGGTGATGATATTCCCCGCACCATCACTACGTGCAACAGTCTGACCATTACACAACGCCCACCCCGCAGGGATAGAGGGTTGTGCCCACATAATGATCCCGCCAACAGGCATCAGGGTATTAAGTTGGGCTTGGTTCCAATTCACTGCACCCGAGAGATTCGGGAAGGTATTCTTCAGGGTCGTCTTAATGAGACGGATATGGTCATCTGCAAATGCAATGGCATCTGAGCCAAGAGGATTAGCAGGTACGAGACCATCAATATAAGTAGCGGATTCTAATGCCATGGGTATCTTTGGGTGACTGTGGATACCCTTGGGGTACCTTGGTTTTATCTAAGGATAAGACCATTATTAATAACCTATATATAAACTATAGGGACTTAAGTAAAACCTAGGGTCCTTTTAGAATCCTTAGGTCTTTAGAATCTAAAGCCCCCCTACCCCCCATAGCCCTTACTGGTCTATTAATGGTCGAGATAATGGTCAATGTAGGGAGAAACTTGGGTAAAACTTGTGCAACCTTGGGGGTCCTTTGGGTACCCTTGGGGTCCTTGGGTTACCCTTGGGAATAAAGGGGGTGGGATCAACTTGAGGGTACCCGGGGGGGTCCTAGGGGGTACCTTGGGTTTCTTTGGGAATCTTGGGGACGTTGCTCTCACGCAACAGGTCGAACAACAACAACAACGAAAAACCTTTAGGCATTCTTTTGGAAGTGGATCCAAAGAGGCCCTAGGGGGTACATCCGGCAGCGTGTGGGCACAGCAAGGAGCGTGGCTCGAGTGGGAGCATGGGCTAAGTGCTTGATTCTAAAGGAGATACATCCGATGAGTTATCTAATGTGGAATCAGGGAACGTTGGTGTACTCATTGGCCAGGGTTAGCCAGGGGCATTAGGGATAGCTGAGGTATCCATGGTGCACAAATGATTAGGACACTAACGATTCCAGATAGTGAAGGAAGGGGTTCGTGTGTGTTCGACAGGCGAACGAACCTGAGCCCTTGGAACCCCAAGACACCTTTTGATCGAAAGTACTAAGTTTCGCTTGCACAATGCTACACAGTGCGTTACATTGGAACCCTAGCAACACGAAACGAACCAGGGAGCAAAGATAATGACTGCATGGACCAATTTGGTAGCTCAAGTACAGAAGGACCATGGAACCCGTGGAATCTACTGGACTGCAGTAATGAGCGCAGAGTCCAATGGCTCTAGCGATGCAGAGTCTTATGAGTCCCTTAGCTATACCTCAGCATTCGAAGAGAATGAAGCCGTGCGTGCTTACTTTGAATCGATCGGCTACACATACTAACGAACCCAAGGCACAGAACCCTGTGTTGTTCGTTGTCGAAGTGACGAGCAAATGAGTTTAAATAACAGTTGCACACCTCTGCACAACACGTTATAGTTCATCCCATAGCAGCACGACACAAACCAAACGAACCACACGGAAACCTGGAGAATCCAAATGACCTTATTAGCCAAGAATAGCAAGTCGTATAACGGGCACAAGAACTATAACCACTGGAATGTAGCTCTTTGGCTCAATAACGATGAACAGTTATGGCAAGAGATGATTCACTTCGTAAGGTACGCGAATACCCGCGAGGAAGCAGCGCAAATGATGCTTGCGTGGTTACTTGAGTACAAAGGCCCGAAGACACCTGATGGCGCTCCGTATGCCATCTCGAGCATTCGCGCCGCAATGGTTGGTCTCTGACCTGCACAACACACAGTAGGACAGGTCGAAACCCTCTTACACATGAGGGTCTGCGGGTAACGCCCGTACTGAAGAGACCAAAGGAAATCACCATGCTTAATACTGCCGTAATAACTCGCCACTACCTCCTTGCTGCACTTTGGACCACCACGGATGAGCATGGGGAACCCTTCGACGCTACATACGATATTCAGGACATTTCAGCCGAAACACTGGCGGAAGCTATTGAGGATGTGACTGACTTCGTGGATTCCAACGAATCCTTGTTGGTTGTGTCAGGACTCTCAGACCCACAAATCGGGCATGACTTCTGGCTTACCCGTAATGGGCACGGTGCGGGATTCTGGGACCGTGGTTTGGGTCAGGTGGGCGAAGCACTCTCGAAGGCTAGTGAGCCTTACGGGGGAGTAGACCTGTATGCAGGTGATAACGGCTACATCTACAGCTAACCAAGGAAAACCCATGTTCAGCCTAGTCCATCGTTTCACAGGCAAAGCGTTATTACGGTTCCTCACACTGGAGGAAGCCTTAGTCGCCCTGCAGGAAGCTGCGGTACCTGATCTGTTCTACATCTCGAATCAAGCTAACTGAGGCACACCATGAAAATCCAATTCAAAGCCAAGATGCAAGCGGTCTACAACATGGATGACACGGTTTCCTATCAGTACATTGCGGTTCCGACGCTCAAGCGTAATCATGTGGATATGAACGAAGCACGGAATCACCCTAAGTTTGGCGCATATGCCAACAGTGATTTTTTCCCTGGCATGCTGGCACGTATCCGGAAGGGCCTTATCCAAGGTTCCCTTGGTCTCCGTATGGACCGCTTGCCGGACAATGTGACTGTGGATACCTCTGGGTTCCTGGCTAACGTGACTATTGACGTAGCATGAGACCTTCTGTACGCCCAGTAACCAAAGCCCTAGAGGCATACTCGCGGGCTATCGAACCAACGCCTACACTGATCCATGATCTAACCAGGGCGCTCGCAGAGGAACTAGCGAAGACCATGCAGGGCCCTGTTGAAATACGGCTACCGGGTAACATCCGGATCATTCGCACGAACCAAGGGGAATCCAAATGAGCGTTACTGCTAGAGTACTTTTGCAATGCATCAAACACGGGCGCCCCAAATGGGCAAAGATGTACGCTTCCTGGCTTATCGCAGGGAGATACTGATGTGATGAATAGCGCAAACGAGAAAGCCTAGGGATTCCCCTGGGTTTTGTCGTTTGGGTTACATTACGTGCGCATTACCTATCACAATAATTGACCTAACAATTAAACAGAACATGAAAACTATTCTCATTACCTTGGTTACCCTGGGTTCCCTTTCTTCCCTTTCGGGTTGCGCAGGTTCCACTATGACACCTCAACAAGCCCAAGCTTGGTCTGAGGGTCTAAGTAGCCTGGGGCAGACTGTGGGAGCCAGTAGGACCAAGTATCGGCAACCGCAAGCACCTAGCTATACCTGCGTGGACTACGGCAGCTTCACTAACTGTAACCCTAGCTAATCCCGCTCCAGGCAACCGCAGACAAACTAGAGACCCTAGGTAACCACTGGGGTTTCGTGCTTGTGTGTGTGCCCGTTTGCGCACCCTTCGGTTATCCGAGGGGCGTTGGCACACGTGCGTATGGTTTCTAGGTCTCTGTGTAATCACAGGAGCCGCTCGCGGGCCTAGGCCTTCTGCATGGAAGTCCGTGGACGCCCGAAGGCCTAGAGAATCGCACAGAGCCCAGACTCGATTAGAGCCCCTCCAAGGGGTTCCAAAGGTCCAAGGTAGGTAGACAGGGGATACAGGTTAGAAGCCGTTCTGAGGGGCTCCTATGAAGCCCAAAGCGGTAGACCTAGGTAGATCTTGCGTTCCCAGAGTCAAACGGCTACGGTGCGCGACCCTCAGCCTAGGCGTTTCTATACCAGTTTTGGGATACGAGAGGGCGAAAATGGGGTATTTTTGGGGATTTGGGATTGCTCAGAACGAGCGAGGGTCTGTGGAAGGATGAAAAGGGTGACCTGGAGATACCCAAAATTTGTTTGGGTTTTCCAATTGATCTATAAAATCCGAAAATGGCCAGCCGTTCCAACTAGAAGGCCTGGAAATATTTTGCTCGATCTTGAGGATGCGCTTTGGCGGGCCAAGGAGAGAGAGATAGAGAGACTCAACCCGTGATCCAAAACACATCCTCAAGATTCCCTGCTCCACGCAGAGACTTGAGACCGAAGCATTGCACTTCGGGTTTGCGGACACTCACCTACTCATTAGGGCCGTCGCCATCTTTAGTACATCAGCGTCACTGAATTCATTCTTTGCTGTGTTGTAGATTGTCAATACGACACGGCAGTTATCCTTGGTGTAACCCTTGGACGAGTCGATACGATCCACCGAAGGGCTGAAAGGGCGTACACGCGTATCTCCATTCGACAACTCGAAGGGGATTCCGGTTACCTCGCAGACACCTGCGGACATGCGCTCAATCAACCAAGCACGATCAAGGTCGTACTCACGGTTAAAAGTCTTCGCACGCTGCTTGGCGTTATTAAGAAGAGCCGTAGAAGCGCCCTTAAGGGTGTACACGTAACCCTTCCGGTATTCTTTGATGTAGACCTTCCTACGCTCGATCTGCTCAGGAGTCGGAGGCACTTTCTTCCAACATTCTGTGCAGTTGTAATTGGCTGTGTATCGCGGCGCAGTGTGCCCACGCTTACACGGTGTGTCGGGATGATAGAACTGCAGCCCACGTTCAAGGGCTTCTTTACGACTGATGGTTTTCATGTTCTCTGACTAGGAGATGACCGTAAGGAAGGTGTGTGGAAACCAGTGGTCAACTGGCTTGTCGGGTGCCCCCTATCCACACACGTAGATGATACATTGAATTTGGTGTCCGTGGATACCGCTACGGGACAAGAGCGAACTAAGAGGGCATCCCACCCTCAAGCCGGGTTGTCTTGGATCACGTCTCGGACCCAGTCACCGGAAGTACTCGTTACCTAATCGGGCACGCGCCAGATTTACACTCATCTTCAAGTTCAGCGTCGAGACTATGCACGTTGCTGTTCAAGTCGATGGGCTGGAGGTTTGCCACGTAGGCGTCATACTCTGCCTTGGTGACAACGGATTGCGGAAGGTACAGATAACCACACTCTTCTGCTGTCTTGGTCGGGTCCGTGCGGAACAAGAAGCTCACGCCGACATAGATATCCCAGTTCTCAAGCAACCATTCGATGATCGCAGGAACCTCATCAACGCCATAGCTGATAGTCGAAGAGACGTTCTGTTGACAGTAGTGTGTCTGAAGAAGCTTGTAACGCTCAAGTTGCTCAATGGCAGTCTCGAGGTTCACTTCCATCTCTACACCGTTCTTCACGATCTTGGAGAAAGGCACGTTGTCCCATTTCACCGGAAGCGTGATAAGCATTGCTTCGGGATCCATCGGATTCGGGATGACCTTATAACCTGCCGAACGACACAGCGACACGAGCGGATCATGCTTCGAGAAGTTGACCTGATTGAAGATGTATCGGCCCAGAGGCTTATGCATCCCTTCAGTACAATCGAAGACCTTGCTCAACGTACCACTGGGCTTAATTGTCGTGATATTTTTCGGCCTAGGCGTACCAAGTTCATCCGCCATCGAATAGGCGGCATACGTAGCAGTGCGCTGAAGCTCCGAGTAGTCATACGGCTTCAAGTCGGGGCGCATTGCGATGCCCGTCAAGCCCACGCCACAGAGGCGAAGGAAGTCGTTGTTGCGGTGCCAGTCTTCCTGCAGGATGCCATCGTTGAGGTCTACACAAGTCTGGCGATAGTTTGCCCTTGCAGCGATCTCAACAGCACGGCGAAGACCTGCGGAATCTCCAAAGAACTTCGAGACATCAATTTCCACAAGATTGCAGAACGACTTCGAACCCAAAAGAATTTCACAGCATGGGTTGGTACCAGCGAACCACGGGGCACGCTTGGTAGCTGCCTCGCCATTAATGAACCCAGGCTCACTGCCTCCCGCCTCTACCATCAAGTGGAAGATGTGCTCTAGTTCAGCCAGGGTAGGCTTCTTCTTGAACAGCAGGGAGTTGTTCGACTGTGCTCGTTGCAGGTTGTTGACCCAGAAATCCTTTTTGGCGACCGCGAACTCTTGCCACTCGTCCTGACCATATTCGAAGATTGCTATCTCTGCGCTGCGACGGCTCG